ACCTCAGCTCCCTGCCCGGAAGACTCTACCATCCAGGCATCAAAGATATCCTTGATGTCGCCGGTGGTCATTTCGTCAACCAATTCGCCTACGTACGTTCTCAAAAACTTTACCTGCCAGGCGAATGCTTCCATTTCGCCCTTCTTGTATTCTTCATTCATCTCAAGAATGGTAGGCGCCGGCACTGATGCGGCGAGAGGAATGTTATAGACTTTATCTGAGTTTCCAAAAGTGAAACTCATGAGCTCTGGCTTATCTTTTCCGAATTTACGCATGACTTATCCTCCTTATGCGCTTACTACTCCATCGTCTGTGAGAATGTAGATGCTCTCTCCGTTCTCGTCTGGATATGTTGACAGCGTGACGGCCCAGCCGACAGCTGCATTGGATGCAAATGTGACCTCTGATACTTCCGTTACCTGTCCATTAGGCACTACAATAACAATCCTGGCGTCGCCGTCCTTCATGAGGAATACAAACGACTGCGGATCCGGAAGATGTGCTCCGAGTGATACCTTGGTCTGGGCTCCGTGATCCCTAGCTGCAGCCTGCGAGTCCACATGACCCTCACCGAATGCGACTCCAAGCGAGCTTGCATTTGTGGATATCATCGTCCAGGCCAGTGTGCCATCAAACGATTCCAGTACTTTGCGTACTACTGAGCCACTCCAGTCTTTGATATCAGTTGTTGACATCGACGGTGTGAGGGTGAGTCCGTCTTCTGATACGTACTCGTCGCCCGTAAATGCATTGTCGAGTGTCACGCCGCTTACCTTTATGTCAGAAAGACTCGGCAGAGTCGTTCCGAGTGGTGCGTGCTTTATTGCTCCAGTAGTTTTTTGATCGGGTGCGCCGATGCGCACATCTTTAGTATTAGGCAT